GATTACGAGTCATACCTTGAAGAGAATTATTTAGCAGACAAAATGGAAACACCAACATCAGAAAACACGCAAGAGGAGATCGCAAATTCATGATCAGATTTACAGCACCATCCGTCAGCATCGACGCAGCAGCAGGCGACGGCACACCATCACGAACCATCACAGGCATAGCTGTGCCTTACGGTGTCGCAGCAACAGTGTCCGACGGTACAGCCGTAACCTTTGAGCAAGGCAGCCTGCCAGTTGAGGGCAAAGCCCCACGGCTCTACATGAACCACGACAGCAATCAGGCCATCGGCATTGTTACCGAGCGCGTCGACACCGCTGAAGGCATGCTGTTTAGTGCCAAGATCAGCAAGACCGCCGCAGGCGACGAGGCTTTGCAGCTGGCCCTTGACGGTGTTCTTGACTCAGTATCTGTCGGCGTAAACCCAACAAAGACCCGAGCAAACGAAGACGGCTCAATCACCGTCCTTGCTGCCGACTGGATCGAGTTGTCCATGGTTCCAGTCCCAGCTTTCGCTGGCGCAGTCATCACAGATATTGCTGCCAGTATCCACCACGAACCCGAAGAGACCGACAATAATGAAATACAAGAACCCACAGAGGAGACAGAACCCATGTCAGAAGTAACAGTCCCAGCAGTCGAGGCAACCATCCCAACCGCTGCAATTCCAGCACAAGCAAAACGCGAGTTCAAGTTGCCAAACGCAGGCGAGTTCATGGCTGCCTACCACATCGGTGGCGACACTTTCCACAACATGAACAAAGCAGTCGCAGAATACACCGCATCAAAGCGCACCGTATTTGAAGCAGCTGCAGGCGATGTCATCACGACCGATACACCGGGTCTCTTGCCAGTTCCAGTTCTCGGCCCATTGGTACAAGACCTCAATTTCTTGCGTCCAGTCGTCGAGGCAGTTGGCGCTCGCGCTTACCCAGACAGTGGACAATCAAAAACCTTTATTCGTCCAACGATCACCACGCACACCAGCGTCGCATCGCAATCAGAATTGGGTGCAGCATCAGCAACAACCATGGTCATCGCGTCTAACTCGATCAGCAAGACCACACTTGCTGGACAAGTAACCCTTTCCGTACAGGACATCGACTTCACTTCGCCTGCCGCAATGCAGCTGATCTTGAATGACTTGATGGGCGAGTACATGATCGCTTCTGACAACTTGGCAGCAGACAACATGCTCACCGCAGCAACATCATCTGGTGTCTGGGACGGAACAGTTGCCGACTTGCTCAAGTCTGTATACGACGCAGCAAGCGACATCTCAAGCAACCGCAACTGGCTGCCAACCCACATGTTTGTTTCCGTCGATGTCTGGGCGCAATTGGGCCAGCTCGCAGATACAACGGGCCGTCAAATCTTCCCGTTGATCGCCAACGGTCTCAGCGGATACAACGCTGCAGGATCGCAAAGCGCAACATCATGGAACGGCAACCCACTCGGCTTGCAGCTTGTAGTTGACAGCAACTTCGCTGCAAAGACCATGATCATCACCCGTGTTGGTCAAGGCCAAGGCGATGCTTACGAGTTCTACGAGTCCATCCGTGGCCTCATGAGCGTTGAGCAGCCATCAGTGTTGGGACGCAACATGTCCTTCCACGGCTATGTATCAACTTTCGCTGCAATCTCTGGAATGATCCGCAAGATCACACAGGCCTAGTCGAGAGCGGAGCATCCGCTCATGGCTGTTTACAGCGTTACACAAAAGTATCTACTGGATGATTACGCCGTACTGCAACTTCTGACCCCATCGGAAATTGCAGTCGGTCAATCCATCACAGTCGCATCAGTCGATGCAACATTTAACGGCACTTACACTGTTCGCGCATTGCCCCAGTATCTGTACATCGGTATAGACACTGAGGGCAATCTGCTTTATGACATAAATGTGCCCATCGCTAATCAGGTGCTTTACACAAAAGTCGCTGACAATGTTGAGCGCGTTGCCGCCACTGGAACAGTTACCTACACCCAGACATGCACATGGGTCACTGCCGCGCAGCTCGTCACCTACCTTGGCGTACAGATCACTAACCCGTCAGACGATTACACGCTGATCACTCAGGCTGTATCTGCTGGCAACGATTTTGCATATCGTCGCCGTCAAGAGGCTGGCTACATCGACAGTCTCACAACTAGTCCGGGTGGGGATGCCACTCTCGGCACACTTATGTACTGCGCTGCCCTCTGGCGCAGCCGTGGCTCGCTTGAGAACACTTTTGCATCCTTTGACGGAATGGGCGCAGCGCCTCAGCAGAGCCTCACACCGATCGTTAAACAGTTGCTGGGCATCGACAGGCCTGCCTGCGCCTAATGGCTTACACAGACGCTCTCAACGGGGCTATCGACGACCTCACGACCACACTCACAGCGGTCACTGGCCTGCGAGTAGTCAACGACCCTACTAAACTTGTGCCGAACTGTGTCTACATTGACGCGCCATCCTTCACCACGATCGCTGGCAATGGCAACATCATCCGCATGGACTTCCCGATCAAGGTCATCGGATCAGGGCCAGCAGGCCTACCAGTGCTGCGCAGCATCCTCGACATCGTCAGCAAAGTCCTACTCAGCCCGATCATCGTCATGGCAGGCCGTCCCAGCAACCTAGAAATCGGTGGGCAGCTCTTCCCGTGTTACGACCTCGACTGTGGCATACAAGCACAAAGCGCATAAGGAGAAACATGTACACCATCATTAGCCCACGCCTCGGAACCCCGGGCGATCAGTTCATCCCAGAGGACGGTGTCAACATTGACGCACTGCTCGACGGCGGCCTGATATCCACCGACACCGCAAAGAAATCATCTAAAGTCAAATCAGAACCCAAGGAGCAATAGACATGGCTATCAGCAGCACTTACCTTTCTAACCCAAGCATCACGATTAACTCGGTGGACTTGTCCGATCAGTGCACAAGCGCGGTCATTAACTATGTGTCGGAGCAATTAGAAAACACGACATTTTCCAACACTTCGCGCAGCTTCACATCTGGCCTGTACTCGAACACTGTCACCGTAACTCTGTACCAGAGCTACGCAGCAAGCGAGACTGAAGCCAGCATTTACAGCCTTGTGGGCACAACCACGACGCTTGTCTTAAAGCCAAGTTCATCGGCTGTCGGTGCTACGAACCCTTCGTACACTTTGACGGGCGCGTTCTTGTCGGCACATACACCGATCAACGCTTCGCTCGGCGAACTGTCCACAATTGACTTGACATTTAGCGGTGGCGTTTTAACTAAAGCCGTCGCATGATCTCGCGGCATCAGCCGCTGAGAATTACAAGTAGCAAGACCGCACAAGCGGAGCCTTGCCCGACAAAGGAGAAACAATGAAAGTCAAACTATCTATTGACCTTGGCGACGGTAAGCCAGCGCGCGAAATGACTACCAACATGCTTGCCATTGTTGACTGGGAACGAACAGAGAACCGTCGATCAGCAGACGGCAAAGGCATCGGCTTTAGCGACATGTGCTGCTGGGCTTTTACGCTTTGCAAACTTGCTGGAGACAAAGTGCCAGCCAACTGGCGCGAGTGGGTTGCCGAAAACCCTGACATGACCATTACACCTATCAACGAGGTAGCAGACGAGACCCCTTTCATCGAGGGACTTGGCGGCGAAGCCTCTGCGAAGTCCTAGCGTTAACAGGCTTCTGGCCAAAGGAGATCGAGTTCACTATGCGAGACCTGAACACCGTCACCTATGTGCTTGAGCAGATGCACCGCAAGAAGTAACCATGCCTGTCTCTCACAGCGTCGAAGTGGTCGGTCTTAAAGAAACGATTAACGCCCTACGCAAGATTGACCCACAGCTGCAAAAGGACTTTAAGGCTGACGCGACAGCGATCGCACAGCCAGCCATTCAGGCTGCAAAACTTGCTTACAGCCAGTTTCCATTGTCAGGCATGGGACGCAAGTGGTCTGATCGAGGCCGCAAGATATTCCCATTTACTATTTCGGGCGCACAGTCAGGCGTGAAGATGCGCTTTGACACTCGACGCAATGCTGTAGGCGTGATCCTGATCGAGCAAAAGAACCCAGCGACAGCAGTCTTTGAAGGTGCAGGCCGTAAAGACACAAACCGTTTAGGCACATCACTTGACTCTGTCAGCTCTGAGCGTGGCTTTGCAATGGCGATGCCGGGTAGGACTCGACTGATCGGCCCAGCGGTCTATAAAGCGCGGCGCGGTATTGAGGCCGAGATGGAAAAGATGGTGCTCAAGACCATTAACGAAATACAGAAAGACCTGAACTAATGGCACTGTCTATCCCCATCATTAGCGAGTTTCAAGGCGGCGGCGTTGACAAAGCCATCAAACAGTTTCAGCAGCTTGACGGCGTAGGCGCAAAGACAGGCTTTGCATTAAAGAAAGCGTTTCTGCCTGCTACTGCTGCGCTCGGTGCACTGACCGCTGGCATCGGTCTAGCCACTAAAGCAGCAATGGAAGATGAAGCGGCACAGCTCGAGTTGGCTCGCCAATTACGCGTAACGACACAAGCCACAGATGCCCAGATTAAGGCGGTAGAGCAATCCATAAGCGCGTTCAGTAAGCAGACCGCAATGGCTGACGACCAATTGCGCCCAGCCTTGGCAAACCTTGTGCGTGCCACAGGCTCGCTTGAGTTGTCTCAGAAAGCAATGGCGGTCACTGCCGATCTGGCTACTGCCAAAAACATTGACATGGAGACCGCCAGCGTCGCGGTGTCTAAAGCCCTTGCAGGCCAGACCACTGCGCTTATCAAACTAGACCCATCTCTCAAAGGCGTGATTGACTCGTCCTCGAGCGCTGATGAGATCATGCAGGCGCTTAACAATTCGGTCGGTGGCGCTGCTGAGACCTTTGCCAATAGTGCTGAGGGCGGTCTGAAGAACTTTGGCATTCAGATGGATGAATTGAAGGAGAGCATCGGAGCGGCGTTTATTCCTGTCATGGAAAAGATGCTGCCGCTAGTTCTGGACTTTACGACATTCCTGCAAGACAACACCAAGGCACTGCTTATTGTGATCGGCGCTATCGCAGCCATGACCGCAGCCATAGTGACTGCGAACATTGCTATGAAGGCTTACAACGCTTTACAGATCGTGATTACGGCAGCCAACGCTGTGCTGGCAGGCTCATTCACTACGGTCTCGCTATCGGCTGGTGTGCTGGCTAAAGGCTTAGGCGTAGTAATGATTACCCTTGCCGCGCTGTACGAGCTTTACCGCGAAGGCCCTCGAGCAATCGCAGAGTTTATGCTGCCGTTTAAGCAGTTTGCTGTCGGCGTATATAACTCGGTCAAGGTAGTTGCCAACGGCATCAACCAAATTATTAACGCCGCAATCATCGGACTCAATCAACTAATTAACGCGCTTAATGTCATACCGGGTGTAAGCATTGACCTGATCCCGTTAGTGCCAATGCTGGAGTACACCTCACTGCCAGAACTAGACACCCCAGCTGCTCGAGGCTCAGGCTTCGCGCGTGAAGGCGGCACAGGCTCTATCGGCTCAAGCCCTATGGCAATGATTGAGTCTGCGCTAGTAGCACCAGCACCAGCTGCTGGCGGTGGCGGCGGCAAGTCCTCAAGCGTTCTAGACCTATCTAAGAACTATGCAGGCAACATGGGCGGCAACTACGGCATCACAGGCAACGCAGCAGACTTCTCCAGCCTTTTTGATCAGTTTATGGTTGAGCGCGGCACACCGATCACAGTCAATGTAAACGGCGGTCTAGCCACCTCAGCAGACATTGGTCGAGCTGTAGTGAACAGCATTAAAGCCATGAACCGAGTGGACGGCCCAGCACAAATACAGGTCGCCTGATGGCTGCCACAATTGTCCAGTCAGGGTCTTACGATCTCAAGATCGCTACAGGCTTCCTTGTAGACGCATTTACTTTGGACGACCCAGTAAAGGGTGTGCTTAATAACACCGAGTATGTGCTAGACGGTACAACAGAGTTTGCTTCCGTAATTGACGGCGCTACAGGCATCAGCGTGTTCCGTGGACGCAGAGACATCGGTGATCAGTTCACTGCTGGAACGATGAGTTTTGATCTTAACGACACATTCACGGGCGGCATTTTCAATCCCTTTGATACTTTGTCGCCCTATTTCAACACCGATGACGCTGTGCCGGGTCTAGCCCCTATGCGCAAGGTCGTGCTTACGCGCGAAGGAGAGGAACTCTTCAATGGCTACATCGTTGACTACTCGTATAACTTTAATCTTGGCGGCCTTGACACAGTTTCGGTTGCTTGCGCTGATGACTTTTATTTGCTCAGCCAGACCTACCTAAACGAGTTTAATGTGACTGAGCAACTTGCCAGCGCTCGACTTGTTGCGCTACTTGCTCTGCCTGAAGTTAATGCCTTTCAGCTGCCGGGTGAGCAGAACATTGAGACATCGACGATCACGCTTGGCGGCGCAGCTGCGTACACCGTTCCGAACGGCACATCGGTCGCTGCTTACACAGCCAAGATAAACGAGTCTGTGCAGGGACGCATCTTTATCTCGCGCGACGGCGTGTTCACATTCCAAGACCGCATCGGTAACACGCTCTCAGCATCATCGGCAGACTTCCACGATGATGGCACAGCGATCCCTTACGACAATGTGGGCATCTCGTTTGAGGCTAATCAGGTCATCAACCGCGCATCGGTAACTCACGCTGGGGCAACAAGCCCAGAAATCGCCGAGGACTTAACTTCGCAGGCAACCTACTTTATTCAGACCACAGCCATCAACGACGCGCTAGTCCACAACGACACAGCAGCCCTTGACCTAGCCAACTACCTGCTCGTAGGCCAGCCAGAGGCGCGTTACACCAATGTGTCCACCCTGTTTGCATCCCTGACCGATGCCCAGCGTGACACTGTGGCAGTCCTCGAGATCGGCAACACGATCACCATAGAAAAGTCATTTACCAGTGGGGTCACGATCACATCGTTGGCGCAAGAACTAGCCATTGAGGGCATCCAGCATGAGATCGACCTCTCGACAGGCCATCGCATAACGCTGTTTACTAGCCCTACAACGCTGGTGTTTGAGCTGATCCTTGACGATCTGGTGTATGGCACACTCGACGAAGAAAATGTCTTAGGATAAGGAACACTTATGGGAGCAAACGCAGTTACTACAGTCCCCGTTTATACGGCAGGCGAAGTCCTGACAGCGGCAGACCTCAACATCACAAACTCGGGCATCCCAGTTTTTGCGGATAGCACGGCGCGCGCGGCCGCATTTGGCGGCACGGGCGAAAAAGTTTTGGCAGAGGGCCAGTACGCATATTTGGAAAGTGATAACAGCACCTCATTTTATGACGGCGCCTCGTGGCAAACTATCGGCGGCGGCATGACTTTGTTAAGCACGACAACGCTAAGCGGCGCGTCTACAGCGATTACGGGCATCAGTCAGGATTACAACGACCTTTATATTTATTGCACAAATTGGTACGCCTCAAGTGCTGCAAACCTCAATATGTATGTAAACGGCAACAGCACCAGCGGAAACTATGTAGCAGGATATTTGCGCCAGCGTGTAGGTGCATCAACAGGTTTAGATAACGCTACTTTTGCAGTAACTGCATGGGCCGAGGGGCCGGGACAGCACAGCAACTTCCAAACAATTCTTTTGCCAAATTACACAAACTCATCAAAAAAGTTTTGGACAGCACAAGGATTTTTAGAAACAGACAACGGGCAAAACGGTTTTTATTCTGGCGGCGGAGCATACTTTAACGGCACTAGTGCGATTACTTCGCTTACTTTTGCGCCAACATCAGGAACATTTAGCGCAGGAACCGTCAAGATTTACGGAGTGAAATAATGTCTAAACCATCTGTACGCATACACGACATGGCAACAGGCGAGGTCATTGACCGCGTTATGACTGACGCAGAACATTCAGAATGGCAAGCACAACAGGCTGAAGCCGAAGCGCAAGCCGCAGCCGCAGCCGCAAAAGCCGCCGCACGGCAAGCAGTCCTAGACAAACTTGGACTTACAGCAGATGAAGCCTCTGCACTCTTGGGCTAAATACGCGGCACTGATCTTTATGGTCGCAGTGGTCGCATTGGCAGTCAATGGCTGCGGCTATGACGGCTCATATCGTTACTCATGCCAAGACCCAGCCAACTGGAAAAACCCAGAATGCGAGCCACCATTGTGCAACCCATCAGGCACATGCACAAGAGACCTAATTTATGAGACAACGCCTTAAACCCGAAGAACTGCATGCTCGACTGATCGTGGTCGTCGGCATCATTCTTGCCAGCGTGTTCGCTATCACCGTCCTAGGCTTCGTGTATGCGCTCATGTTCGTCACCCAGCCAATCGGACACCAATCGCCCAACGACTCAGCCTTCATCGACCTACTCTCTACGCTCACAGTATTTATGACAGGCACACTCTCAGGCCTCGTAGCATCAAACGGACTCAAATCAAAAGCAAAGGAAACAGAACATGAAACCAAGTGACAAGGCAATGATCTCGACCTACATCAACAGTGCCATTGCAGCTGCAGTAGCGCTCTACATGTCAGGCAACACCGACCCGAACGATCTACTCGGTGCAGCCATCGCAGCTGTAGCACCACTATTCATCGGCTATGTCAACCCGAAAAACAAGGCTTATGGCATCGGCAAAAACCCCGAAGCCTAAAGCACCGACGCTTACTGTTGTCCCAGACAAACTTGAGCGCCACTATCACAAGTTGGTCATGCCGTCAACGCTTGCCCATGTAACCCCGGGTGAACTACCAGCAGGTCTGCTCGTCGATGTCAAGCCCTACGGCAAACTGCACCCATTAGCAGCTGACGCATACATGGCGTTACGCGATGCAGCCTTCGCTGCTGGGGTCAAGACCTTTAAGCCGACATCGGCAGCTGACTGTTATCGCAGCATCTCAACACAGACCGCTGGCTTCCTTGCTCGCTACCAGACCCAGCCGATTGCAGGCGCATCGACGCGAGTGTGGAAAGGCAACACTTACTATCTAAAGCCGAACTGTGCGCCGATGGCTGCACCCGGCACGAGCCGTCATAATCTCGGGCTGGCAGTTGACATTAGTGACGCATCAGAAACAGGCCGCATGCAATTCATGCTTAAGAACATTCAGGCCTACGGCTTTACATGGGAAGTGCAATCAGAGCCATGGCACATCTTTTACTATGTCGGCGACCGCGTTCCAGCCCTTGTGCAGCAATGGAAACAGGCTAAATCCTTGCTTTAGTCACACCCATTGCCTAGGGTCGATGTACCGACGGAAGGCAAGCGAAAACCATGGACGCAAAGACCTACATCTACGAGGTTTACACCTCACATTTAGATAGCGGTCAGCAAGTCATGGTGCAGATATTTCGTGATCCACTCAACGGCAGGACGCTGCACTCGCAGCTCGCCTTTAAGGACATCTCAGGCAGCTGGGGTGTCCCATACCAATTGGAGAAAAAATGATCTTTACAGCCCCCAAAATAATCGCAGGCATTATTAGTACCATCTGGGCGTTTACGACCTTCCTAGGGGTCGCCAGCAGCCTTCCAGAGGCAGATAGCAACCTCATCCCAGCCGCCTACTACGAGGCCGTACTGCCCGTCACAACGACAGTCGCCCCGACCACGACTATTACCACGATCGCCACTTGTGACGATGCCCTACAGCTGGCCCTTGACCTTGGCTTCCCAGCCGACCAACTCGGCACACTTGACCTAGTCATGCACCGCGAGTCACGATGCCAGACAACCGCGCATAACTTGAGCGATCCCAACTCAGGATCATATGGCTTAACACAGATCAACGGCTTTTGGTGTCTGCCTAACTCGCAGTGGCCTATCGGTTGGTTGCAAGAAAAAGGCATCTTGGAAGAGTGCAGCGACTTATTTAACTCGACCATCTCACTGCGCGCCACCCTTGCTATATACAACAATTCAGGATGGGCACCATGGGCGACAGCGAACTAAACAACATCTATCCCGAGACTGGAATCACTGAGCACACCCGGGCGATGATGGGCATGATCGACGACCTGTTTACACCGAACCATGTAAAGCGATCAAAGGCCTCACACCTTTACCATCTCGTAGGCGAACTTGAAGCCCTACGCGATGACCTACGCCGCATGGAAGACCCACGCGCAAACTTCCTACAGCTCGCCATCACCGAACTCAGCCAACTAATCATCTAGCATCATCCCAGTAACCCGAACAAAGGACACCCGACATGTCAGACCTACAGCTATTCCAAGCCACCCTTGGCCTCGGCGGATACAAAGAACAGCCATTCACGATTGAGCGCAATGTTGTCGCGATCAGCCGATCAGCACACCCCACATCAGCAAACGCTGCACTACGCGCACTACCTAAGTCAGGGTCGAAGCGTAAGCGTGTTTATGACTTCATCAACCGTGTAGGCGGTGCTACCGACGAAGAGATCGAGCAAGCCTTAAATATCTCAGGCAACACTGTTAGACCAACACGCGGCTCACTAGTCAAAGACGGCTTCATTGTGGACTCAGGCCTTGAGCGACTTACAAAGGCAGGCAACCCTGCGATCGTGTGGCGTGTGGCGTGACCAAGTTCGGCAGATACTTGCCGTCAGATCGCACAATAAAGCATCGTGAACGAACAGCCAGAGCAATAGAAACCGACAATAAGCGAAAAGAAAAGGCAGACAAAATGGGCTTCGACCTTGCAAATTACGAAACAGTGGCAGATCGACTTGTGCGCTGGTGGGCCGCGTATCCGAACGGGCGCATACAGACACAGATTTATCGTTACGACGGCACAACTGTTGTGATGAGCGCGGAAGGCTATAACGACGATGATCGGTTGATCGCCACCGGGTATGCAGAGGAAACAGTGTCAGATCGTGGCGTTAACGCGACCAGTTTCGTAGAAAACTGTGAGACCAGTGCCATCGGCAGAATGATTAGCAACAGCCCGATCGGTACTGCTGGCCCTCGACCCTCACGCCAAGAGATGGAAAAGGTTGAGCGGACTGTGCCTGTGCGCGCTGTAGTTGGCTCAGGGCAGCCTGTACCGAAGCCACAGCCATCCTTAGGGGCGTTTGTTAGCCCTAAACAGCAGACCTACATTAAGGCGCTTGCCCGTGGTAAAGGCTGGGACGAAGGCGAAACACTTGAGCAGCTGCATGCGTTCTTAGGTGTAAACGATGTCATCTTGGAGACTTTGACCGCATCACAGGCAAGCCGTGTTATTGAGGCGTGGAAGTGAAAGAGGCAGACTTCCAAAAGATCGTCATAAACCTTGCCAAAATGCATGGCTGGCTCGTACATCATCCGCTGCCATCTATGAACAGGCGCGGCATCTGGGCAACACATGAGCTAGGCGACCACGGCTTCCCCGACCTCGTACTTGCTCACCCTGCTGGGCGTGTTATATTCGCAGAACTCAAAAGCGATAAAGGCAAAGTCTCACCACTGCAATCCCGATGGATCACAACGCTGCAACAAGGCGCAGTCGTTTGGGTGTGGCGGCCTGCTGACCTTGACTGGATAGCCAAGTATTTAAGTCAAGTAGCTCTCAAAACTTCATAAGTCTCATAGACCTAAGCCCGTCGCAAGGCAGTTGGTAACACTCGGTAACGAGGGTAGATCGACGCGCCCTGAAACATGCAACACGAAATGGTGTCAGGCAAAGCGTCGAGGCGACCTGTAAACATAATCAGGTAGGTAATGAGGTAACGGAGTGAGGCATCCCGTGGGTGAGCATTACCGCATTAGGCTCACATAGATGACATACCGTTAACAAACAAAACCGAGGCAACATGAACCCGACAGCAACACAGACCACAACACATCGAGGACAAGGCGCTTGCGCCGCGTCAGCTCAAGCCGAAGGCGCGAGAGCATGAGCAAAGCACACCGAGACCCTCAGTACACAGCCAACAGACGCAAAGTGTTAGCAAACAAACCTGACTGTGCATACTGCGGCAAACCCAACGCAGACACAGTAGATCACATACTTGAACTTGATGCCGGCGGAGACCACAGCCTTGACAACCTTGCACCATGCTGCGCGGCCTGCAACAACATCAAGGGCCACAGATATGTGACAGCACGAAACCAACACCGACAACATTTACGCCACGAGTCAATGCAAAAAAACCCAGTGCGAAATATAGAACCAGTTTTTTATAAGGCAAACACATTGACCCCGACCCAACTCTTGTCTCTATCGGATGGCAACCAGCCCGAACTGGCGGCGATCAGCCACGATCGACCGAGACTGGAAACGACTGTCACCGATGCGGCTGGATCGTATGGGAGCGATGTGCAGGGATGGGCAGAACAGCACCTCGGCGTAACGCTTATGCCTTGGCAAGTCAGGGCATTGACCCAGCAACTTAGCTTTGACAAGCATGGTGAGCTGCTGCATCGGACCAGTCTTGTTTCTACTGCCAGACAGAACGGAAAGACCGTTGCTCTAGGTAGTCTCGTCGGCTGGTGGCTAACAGAGATGCCAAAAATACGGGGCAAAAAACAGACCGTTCTAACGACCGCTAACAGGCTCGACTTGGCGATCACACTCTTCGATGAGATAGCCCCAGTGCTCGAGACGCGCTTCGGTGCATCCTGTGTCAAGGCTTACGGTCGGAACTCGGTCACGATGCCAGACGGCAGCAAGTGGACTGTCAGGGCGGCAAAGCCATCGGTCGGTCACGGCACAAGCAACGATCTGATCGTGGCAGACGAAATCTGGGACATGTCGCAGCTCGCTATCGACGGCGGACTAATCCCGTCCATGCGCGCACGAAAATCACCGCTGCTCAGCTGCTGGTCAACGGCTGGCACTGAGGCATCGACCGCTTTCTTGCGTTGGCGTGAGCAAGGTCTGCGCGCCATAGACCGTGGGGAACGATCGTCGCTGTACTTTGCCGAATGGTCACCACCGCCAGACCTCGACCCGATGAACCCTGCCGCATGGGCTTACGGCAACCCTGCGCTTGGTCACACTTTGGAACTGTCAACGATTGAGGCCGAGTCTCAGAACCCTGATCGCGCACAATTCTTACGGGCATCAGTAAATCTGTGGGTGGCTTCCGATCGGGGCTGGATACCGCCGGGTGTCTGGCCTGCACTTGAGCACGAAGGCGACATACCTAAAGGCGGCATCGTTGCCATTGAGACCAGCATGGACGACTCGCGATACTTCGGCCTACGCGCCGTGGCATTATCTGACCGCCGCATCGTCGTGACCGTGGCCTTTGTCGTGGACAGTTTTGCAGCTCTCTTGCTCGAGGTTGACAGGCTAACCGCTGACAATTGCAAGTTTGCTATCTCACCCAGCATCGACATCCAGTGGCCTCGACACCTAGAGACCAAAAAGGTCATCGTCGGCTATGGCGAAATACTTAAATACACCCCCACAGTAAGAAACTTAATAGCAGAAAAAATGCTGCTACATGACGGCTCAACCCAACTGGCTGAGCATGTCCAGCGCGCTGTCGCTGTCCGATCGCAAGGCTCAGTTGCAGTTAGCTCGCAGAGATCACCCGGGCCGATCGAGTTGTGTCGCTGCATGATCTGGGCAGCAGCATTGTGCTCGAGGCCATCAGTGTCGGGTAAGCCGATGCTGGTCACTGTTAGTCAGTAACATACCCTCGGCACTCGGTCGAAGTACCTAGCCTTTCGTCGGGAACTGATTAGGCCGACCGAGTGCCACCATCACAGCGCTTGCATCTGTAATGTTGTGGCATGGGATTATTTGACCGCAAAGTGAGCAAGGCCGCCATCAGTCCAGCGCCTGCTAAAGCGGCAGCAGCTGGAGCAATGAGTCCAGGCTATAACAGCAGCAATGTCGGCAAGAACATGATTGGTCAGTACTACACCTACCGCGAAGGCGAACTGCGTGCAGCAGCAATCTCGATCCCAGCGATCTCACGCGCACGCGATCTACTTGCATCAGTAATTGGCTGCATGCCATTGCAGATGTACAACGAAATGTGGAACGGCGAAGAAATGGAGCGCGTTTATATCGCCCCCAGAACATGGTTACGCAGGCCAGACCCGACCGTCCCGTACAACTTTCTTATGTCGTGGACTTTTGACGACTTGTACTTTTATGGGCGCGCGTTCTGGTACATCACCAGTCGCACCGCCGACGGCTTTCCAGCAACCTTCACTCGACTACCAGCAGGCTCAGTTACCACAACAGACATGGCTGGCCCCGTATGGTTCGCACCATCATCGCAAGTGTATTTCCAAGGCGGCGAGATCGACCCTAAGAACTTGATCCAGTTCTTGTCGCCTACGCAGGGCATGGTCTATTCATCGCAGGCCGCAATTGAGACCGCAATCAAGATTCAAGACGCAAGGGCCAGAAACGCCAGCTCAAGCATTCCCGCGGGAGTCCTGAAACAAACTGGTGGCGAACCGCTAAGCGCACAAGAACTAGCAGACCTTGCAGCTGCATTTAACCAAGCGCGCGCAACCAATCAGACCGCCGCGCTAAACGAGTTCCTTTCTTACGAGCCGACAACAATGTCGCCAGACAAGATGCTGCTTATCGAGTCAGCAAACTACAGCGCACTAGAAACTGGTGGACGCATCGGCAATGTGCCGCCATACCTAATCGGCGTATCGACCGGGTCATACTCTTACCAGTCATCGCAACAAGCGCGCATGGACTTGCTGTTCTTCGGTGTAAAACTTTACGCCGACGCAATAGCAGAAACATTGTCAATGAACAATGTGCTACCAAACGGCACTTTCGTTGCCTTCGATTACGAGTCATACCTTGAAGAGAATTATTTAGCAGACAAAATGGAAACACCAACATCAGAAAACACGCAAGAGGAGATCGCAAACTCATGATCAGATTTACCGCCAGCAGTGTCAGCATCGACGCAGCCGCCAGCGATGGCACACCTACTAGAACGATCACAGGCATCGCCGTACCGTACGGCGTAGCAGCCACAGTCTCGGACGGCACAGAGGTCATTTTTGAGCGCGGCAGCCTGCCAGTCGATGGCAAAGCACCTCGCCTGTATCTCAATCATTCGGCTGACAGCGCCATCGGAATTGTCACGGCCCGATACGACGACGAAGAAGGCATGATGTTTACCGCCAAAATTAGCAAGACCGCCGCAGGCGACGAGGCTTTGCAGCTCGCCCTTGACGGCGTACTTGACTCGGTATCTGTTGGCGTAAACCCAACAAAGACCCGAGCAAATGAAGATGGCTCGATCACTGTGCTAGCTGCCGACTGGATCGAGTTGTCAATGGTGCCAGTTCCAGCCTTCGCTGGCGCAGTCATCACAGACATTGCCGCCAGTATCCACCACGAACCCGAAGAGACCGACAATAATGAAATACAAGAACCCACAGAGGAGACAGAACCCATGTCAGAAGTAACAGTCCCAGCAGTCGAGGCAACCATCCCAACCGCTGCAATTC